CGAGTATTGCCTTTACATTTACACGCTTACTTCCAATGGGCAGTTTCGCCTTTTTCATTTCCGCCCCCCCAGTTCCCGCCATGCGCCAAACTCGCGCAGCAGGGCGCGCGCATTGTCAAGCGCCGCTTTATATTTAGCCCTTTCTACGATGTTCCAGTAGTGCTGTACATGGTTTGCTATTCCCGTGGCGGTGCCACGGCGAACTCTGGTTTGCGCCTCTAAAGCGGTGAGCGCAGCGACTAGGCGCGCACGGTCGGATTGCAGGCGCTCGTTCTCGGATTTTTGCAGATCAACCAAGTGCTTCCACTCTCTTGTCGTAACACTCGGATGCTCCAATTTGGTACGCAGCCGCTCTACCTCTGCGCGCAGGGCGTCCAGTTCTTGTTCGTGGGTACAGCACCAATTCCCACTAATGTCGGGGTCACTCATTTCCGCCCCTCCAGATCCTGCCATGCGGCGAGGGCATCGCTAACGGCAGAATGCTCAATATGTTCCTCTGCATCTACTTGACGCAGCGCCTCGGCCATCTTCCGCGCTACGCGCTCAAGCTCGCGAACGAAGTCGGCAGGCACCCATTCGCATTCAGGCTCGTCGCCAAAAGCCGCTTCACGGTCAGTCAGCGGCGTGTCGCTCATTTCCCCTCCGCTATCCGCACCAACGCTACCAGCCACCCTTTGTCGGAAAGCGCGATCAGCGCAACGGTGAGCAACACGCCGCATACCATCCCCATCCCGAAGAACTGCGCCACCCGCGCGCAGTATTCGTCCTGCTCGAATACACGCGCGGGGCCAGTTTTAAAGTGAGAACGTTTCATTTACCGCAGCCGCAAAAGTTGGACTTCGTTACCTGCGATGCAGATCGAATGCGCATCAGGCCCCCAATGCAACGAAGCCCAAGCCGACGCACCACTGCGAATCTCCCGCCCGGTGTACTTACCGAACGGAATACACGCCACTTCCCCCGGTTTCAGATTTTCGATGAATGGGCGATGGTACGCCACCACTTCCCCGCGTTTGCGGTCGGGGTTGGAATGCCGCTTTTTCTTGAGAACATCTGGTTTCGGCGTCAATTCCTCGACCGTGGTATTGCCCCAGTTTCGCCCCGTGTCATCCAGCACTACGAACTTCAAACCCAACACACCCAACATGCCTACCGCTTTCAACAACACTCTCTCTTTCACAGGTTCCATTCTATGCTCCTATAGTTTAGGTATCTTCAGCTTCCTCGTTTCCATACCTCGCTTGTACGCCTCTTTCGAGGCAGCGAGTGCTTCCGACTTCCACGGGGTGTGCGAACGAACAATGCCCACCACGGTTGGTACTCGTTGGGGCAGCAGCCATTGGGGGAATAGCCCCCACTTGCCCGTCATTGCTTCGTCTCTACGATGTAGTAACCCATCTTGAATACGTTTACCTCCTCCCCATCCTTCGTAACGAAGGGAGTATCACTGATAAATCCGATAACGGGTACGTTGTTTCCATCGTGTTCGATCATGTTGATTGGTAACGCGTTACCAAACGCCTGAACACATGCGGAATTCCAAGCCCAAAGAAGTCCTTCATAATTCACCTGATCCTCACGGTTTCTCCGAACGGCGCAATCGCCCGGCTTTTCGTCATCCACATGACCGGATACGCGGGGGCTGTAGTCGGGAAGCGCCCACACATATCAGTGAAATACAGCAGACACTTCAAGTCGAGATTACATTGCCTCACCTTCTCAAAAACAGGGACAAACGACGTACCTCCACCACCGACAGGGCGGGGAATCACCTCTTCGCCCCGTTCGAAACAGTCCAAACGCTTAACAGCCGCGTCACAATAAAAAACCCACACCCTGTTGGGGCGCACATCCGACACAATGCTGTTTACATCTTTGAAGTACTCCCCGAGTTCCCGGTTAACGATGGACGCAGACGTGTCGATGCCGATGCCGACATCCCCCATTTCCTCGCTGTACAACGAGGGCAGGTAAATCCCCTGCGCAATGAAGCGCCTGTTGGGACGGGACCAAGCGTAATCCTGCTTCGCCCGGTCTAGGAAAAAACGGCGCATGAGGGCGTAGTAATCAACTACCGAGTCTCCCGCTTCTGCGAGAATGCGCTTCAACGTGCTGGAAGTATCCCCCATCATCATCGCAGACCGCGCAGCCTGAACGACTTCCAGTTTCGCTTCCATCTCAGACACGGCGTCAGGCGCGTCTACAAGGTCGGATGCCCGGCCATCGTTCGGATGATCTTCCAGCAAGTCGTATACCTGCTCAGTAGCCATGCCATCGTACCGATGGTCCACCAGTCCCCCCGCAGGCAGCGTCAACCCCAGTGCGATCAGTTCGCCGTTAATGACGTAATCCGCGGCTCGGTTCCACTTACCGAGCTTACGCCAGTGCCTGCGCCACGGATGCAACAAAGCAATGTGCATGATCTCGTGTGCGTACAGTCCCAGCAGTTCATCGCGCGATAGCTTGGCGCAGAACGCTGGGTCAAACTCAATTACAGTACCGTCGGTGCGCGCCGTATCGCATGGTGCTATACGCGTCGGGTGAGACAATGACAGTGCCCCAATAAACGAGACCCGGTTAATTAAGCGAGTCCGGGTCGCGCTTAGTCGCTGTTCGAGTTCGTTCGTCATGTACCGCCTTTACGGTTGTTTTGCATAAATCAAACCACTCCTCATCACGCATTCCTGCCGACAGGGCTATCCGCACCGCCGTGTCGAGCAGTGCGGATATGACAGCGCGGAAATCCAGACTTTCATCCAGAGCATCATAAATCTGCGAAACAGCGCGGTCAAAGTGTTGTCCAAATTCCTCTTCGCTAATCACGGAGTCCTTTCGGCGTTGCGCAAATCGCGCATCACCTTGGTTGCGGCCCACCGATCAGAAGGCGAACGGGATATGATTACCAGTACGCCGGTCGGGGAACGGATCTTGACGTGTTTACCCATGTTGTTCACGGACCACCCTCTTCGAATCCGTTCCCGGATTGCCCGATCAATATCAGGATTGGTGCAGTATATTCCCATGGCGCTGCGCCCAATCCTTGTACCCGTCGGAGACATGCAGTTTCGGCACTCGCTTGTGTGCCAGACGCCCTGCCAGCATGGAAAACTCATCCGGCAAGCGTTCGAGGTACTTGTTCACACGTGCGAAATTCCTGATGTCGATCACCTCGGCCACACTGACTGCGACGGCCCACTTGCCCCCAAGCGAATCCGGAATTTTCGCCGTTGTCGGCGTGTCCCGCACTTCGTCCATGTCGGGCAGTTCGCCCCACACGCGCAGAAATGTCTCGAAGTGAGTAGCCGCTTCCTCGCCCACACAACCCTGCACCAGTTCGATTCGGATTTCCTTCGGCTTTTCCACATACTGCGCCGCACGGAACCACGAACGCGGGGTCGGGAAGGGTTTGATTTCCGACGAAGGGTCGAACTTGTAAAGCATGTCTGCCCGTGTTTGCAGAAACGCAATGACCTTCGTATTCAACCCAACCATGGCCGCATGGTCGATGAAATCGTCCAGATGCGTCGTCACGTCGATCTTCAGGAAACGGTTCAGAAGAGGCGCAGGCATCTGGTACGTCACGCCCCGTGATGCGGTCGGATTCCCCGCCGCCAGCAACAGCCACCCCTGCGGGAAGCGGTAGTCCCCTACGCCCCGGTCATTGAACATCTGATACGCCGCCGCAAGCACGGAAGGCATGCCCGAAGTCAGTTCGTCTGCGAAGAATATACCGCGCGGCGTGGATGCATCCGGCAGGAACCCCGGTCGCGCCCATCGCGTGCATCGCTCGGTTTCCTTGCGCAGCACTTCAACAAACGGCACGCCGCGCAGATCCACCGAATCCATTTGCGAAAACCGGATGTCGATAACCGGTAGGTCTTCCTCCTGACTGACCTGTATTGCACCTTCGGATTTGCCAATGCCCGAAAAACCCTCCATGAAAATCGAGGTCAAACACAATTTCGGATCGTTCACATGCTCACGAATTACTTCCTTCACCATGCTCAGTCTCATTTAAGCCCCCATGAATTTTTTCATTGCATCACTGATTTTGCGTGCCTCATTTGCCACCTGTGTGCGGCGTGCTTCGTCGCTACGCAGCATTTCAGGCGAAACCACCAATCGCTTTTTCACAACGCCGAGCGCCTGATCGAATTTCTTGTCCCCCGCCAGATTCAGGATAGGCAAAGTGTCGCACAGGTCTTTCAGGTTTTCAACCAACGAATCCCTGAATACTTTCTTCGGGTCGGCGAGGGAGTTCGACATGTGGTCAACGGCTTTCAACAGCTTCGCCCAACTAGGCGCGAGTGTTTCCTTGAGTGCGTGTTTCTCGTGTTCGCGCAGTTGTTCTTTCAGGGCAGCGAGGTGATCCTCGTCCAGCTTCACACGAAAATCCCCGACCTCGGGCATGGGTGAAAACCGCACCGCAAACCGGAACCGCCCTTCGAGTGACGCCTTGCTCGGGTACTCGCTTGCGTTGTACCGCCCTTTGAGCCTGTTTTTGGCTTCGTTCACGGCGTCGTCCCACCCATTCAACACTTCGCGCACGGCGCTGTCCCATTCGCCGCTCAGGGCCAACAACTCGTTGTTCAGCGTCTCGAAGTTCTCCATGGGCACGGCACGCGACTCGTCGTCCCCCCACGGAACCGTCTTGGCATAGAGCGCCGCGCGAGCGCGCCCTTCGATCACAGTCAACTTGGCGAGGAAGGACTTGTGGAAAAGATCCTTTACGAACCGCCCCATCTCGTGTGTCTCGTACGACTGGTCTACTTCCCGTGTCACCTGTTTGTCCCGTTTCGCCCCGTGGATCTTGCGGATTGTGAGGCTGACGAGCAACACCCGTTTGCTAAGCTCCATCATTTGCGTTTGTCCTTTTTTGGTAACGCGTTACCATGTTTCGGCCCTATGACAGTACCTCTTCCCCCCCGAATGGTCGAGGGGACCAACACGAACCCCGCCGTTGCCCCACAGTGCAGGCACTCGCACTCCAACGAAATCGTCCCGCGTTGTGTCTGCCACCAACTATGACGACACTTCATTTTTTCCTCCTTGCCGTGTCATGCATCACCGTGAGCCATTGCGGAATCGGCGTAGACACACGTATCCGTCGACCGCCCACAATGATGAATTCATAATTAAAAACCCGCATTAATGCTTCAACCTGTTTCTTTGTTGCGAAGTGCCTCAACATCTGCATAGGTCTTTGTCTCCTTGTCGTAGACTACGTTGGGGGCGAGGTAAGGCCGCACGATCTCGTGCGCATCCCGGTGTATGAAGACACGTGACGGATAATACTTCGCCTTGCGCACCAATTTCTTTATACGCTTGTTTATCTTCCGCGCCAACTCAGCGTCGAGATACATCAGGTTGTCGGAAACCCACGCACGTTGGTATCCTCCTCCCACGACAGCAGGTCCTGCACCAGCACATCCTGATCTTCGACCGAATACTCCATGCTGTAGATCGACTCGATCATGTCCGTGACCGCCCTCGGGTTATCCGCAGCAATCTCGCGCACCTGTTCGAGGCTCAGTTGGTTATACGCGTCCTGCAACCGGGCATCGAGCAGAGCTTGCATGAGTTCGTTCGCCGTGTCGGTTGCCGTGTCGTACTGCGGCGTGCCGTGTTTGCTGGATGTGGGGTAGTTGTCCCGGAAATCCTTCCAGTCGAACAGGTCGATCACTCCGCCCGAATAGCGCCCGTACCGCTGGTACCCGTAATCCCCCGCCTCACGCTTGCACACCAGCTTCTCCTCGCCTTTGTAGCCGTGTCCGAAAGCCGTGATCACGGCATCGCGCAAATGCAGCAGGTAATCCACATCCAGCAGTTCCCGATGGGAATGCTCGTTCTCGTACCCCACCGAGATGTTGGTGCACTCGGGCACGTCGTCCGCGTAGTTCGCCGTGTCCGTGAAGGTGCCCGTGTCGTCGGGTTTGAAGTCCATGTACTTGCCGTGTTTGTTCAACACTTTGGCCATGGAGACGGCGAACTCATTCGAGGCGCACTCGCCCACCATCTGTTCGGTAATCACCGAGTCCGACCCACGACGGTCGAAGGCCACCGCGTACTTGAATGTCTTCAACCACGCGCTGTGATGCTGCGAGATGTAGTTCGACCCGATGCCGCCGCGTTCCTCGCCCCGGTGAAACAGATACGTGCCCGGTACGCCGCAGCGAATCATTTCCAACAGCAGCCAGACCCCTGCGCCGTCGTCAGCGCCCAGCGGTATGCCGTCCGTTTTGTAGATCAGGCCCGTATCCTCATCGAACTCGATTTTCTGGCGCTCCGGTGCGTCGAGCGCATGCATGGTGTCGATGTGACAGCACCACAGGATCTTCGAGTCCTGTTCGGGGCGCATCTCATGCATGAACGCCATCACTTCGCCCGCGCCATTCCTCATGGACGCGAAGCCGTGCGGCTTGATGATGTCGCGGATAAAGGCCGCTTCGCCCTTGGATCCATGCGACCGACAATACGAGAGAATCTTTTTCAGGTTATCTTTCATCATCTTCGGTTTTCCTTTGTTTTCCTTCAGTTTGGTAACGCGTTACCAACCACTACACCCGTGCGGGTACATCAGCATCTCGGTTGGGTAGCTCGTAGAGATAATCGCCAGTCGGATTTTCGATTTTCACCAACCCGTCGTACTCGGCGTCGACCCATGCCCCGTCAGGAGCCACCTGTACGCAATTGTCGCGGTGGCGAAGCTCGCCCGTTGCGGTGCACTCGACAACCCCGAGGTCGTACATATACCTTGAAACATACCAATCACCGTCAACGTTCGAGCAATCGTCAACAGGCGTCATCATCGTACCGTTGCGGGAGATAGCTTCCACATAATTCTCGGCGCAATCGGGGCAGACCGTTTCATCCCTCGTATCGATGTAGACGCCGTCTTCCGGTTCGTAATCACCCCCGCAATCGGGGCACTCGGCACCGGTGTTGATAAACCCCTCCTGCGAACACGCCTCATAATCGCCTGACGGGTGGACTTTCCAAAAATTACGCGAATGCTCACGCACCAAGGAAACCCTCTGCGTGCCGTGTTTGCCGGTGTCGAGATAGGGCATGTCGTAACCCTCGTTTCGACCGGGGCAGTAATCCAGCAGCACGCCATTGAGGTTGCCGTGCACGTAACCCAGACGCTCCAACTCGGCCTGAAACGCCCTCTGCGTGATCGACAGATCCCGGTTATCGGGGTTGGGATAGACCCGGACGTACTGCTTCGGGGTGGTGTCTTCGCGCACGATTGCACGCGAGATGATGCCGACATCCTCGATTTCCTGATAGGCAAGGCGCAGCACCGAATACGGGTGCGCGTAGACATGCACGCAGGGCATTTCCGCCATGCACGACGATGGGCCGTACTTGTACACGCGTCTCCAACCGTCCTTGTCGTCGGAGGCGATGAATCGGACCTCGTGTTTTTTGTTGCGTGCGACGTAATACTCGGTGAGTTTGCGTATGGTGTTCTCGCCCAAGTGGGGGAAGAACTGCGTCAGGTACTTGCCCGGCTTGATCCGTACCCATTTGTTCATCGCACCCGCCTCGACCGTGCGTGCATAGGCCAGCATGTCCGGATTTTCCTCGCTGGTGTGAAGCCCATGCAAGACACAGTAAGGGGACTCGACGAACCAACCGGCGTCTTCCCACGGATTTGAGGGCATCGAAAGCAGGGTTTGCCTCATACGTGCAAGGTGTTCCGAGAAATGCGGACACCACTTCGACATGTAGTCGAAGATGCTGTGCGTTCCGACATGGATGGGCCACAGGGATGCGAACAGCGTCTCGGGCAGGCGCTTACGGGCATCGAGGCGCTTCCACTGCGCATAGTGACGCGCAATACCGCGTCCATGCGTGCGAAGCTCCGCCCGCGTCTCCGGGCCATGGTGGTAGTGGAATCCGTAGAAAGCCCAGTGCGGGGGCAGGTGGCGATTGGGTCGCCAGAGAAACTGGCGATACGGCCCTTTACCTGATCGGCCGCTGAGAAACTCGATGGTTGCAGGCATCGTTATTTCCTCCGTTGGTTACCCGTGCGCAGCACAATGAATTTCCACCACGGCAGCACACCGGCGTACATTTTGTTGCACGTGTCCGCCACGGTGGTCGCGTCCTGCTCGCGCAGGAACCACGCCCGAGCGTGCGAATCCGCCGTCAACTTGTGCCCGTTACCGGACACGAACACGACTTTCGCGGAATGGGGATGATTCCGCATCACGCCTTTCACGAAAAAACTCATATTCACCTCTCGAAAATACGGGCACCCGGCGGGTGCGCAACGTATTCAGCAGAAGTCAACTGGTGGCGGAGGAATTCAGGACGACCGGGAGCCACAGTCCCATGCATTAGGGATGGCGCTCTAGCGCGATCACCGGATGTATGACGCTACGCATTCCGCTCACCCGGAATGCGCCACCCTCGGCAGGGACCACCTGCCCGAGAACCCGGAGATGTCTCCGAGGAAGCGCCAGCACCTTCGCCTTACTTGGTTTCGGCCCTTGTTGCGTACCGCCACTGGCCTACTTCCCTGCGCCAAAGGATTTGGTAACGTGTTACCAACTTGCCTGTCTCGCAGACCCCTTTAAGTTCTTCGACTAGGTGCTGTCGGCGCGGAAGCACAAAGGATGAAACACACGCGCCGGGAACTAAATACGGTTCCCCACTTAACTACATTTTACTCTTTCCGAGAGGTTATGTCAAGCTAAGTCCTTGAATACAAAGAAAGTGTAACGGGAATGTTGCGGTGTAATCTGAGATTACACCGGCAAGTGGTTGAAAAGGTAGAGGAAAATAGGTGAGGTGTAACAAGTGTAACGCTAAAACGATAGCTTCGGGGAAACGGGAGGCACGCGCGCGCGCGAAGGGCCATCGGGGGAAAACGGCCACTTTTTGCTTACACTTGTTACACCCGTTACACCTCTCTCTCTCTCTATCTATTATATCTATACATTACATACACTTACTACCCCCCCTAAATTGTTGCACTGCAAAGTAGGTGTAATTGGACCCCCCAAAAGTGTAATTGGACCCCCCAAAAGTGTAATCCTTGCAAAAATTAAATATTATAAAATGTATAAAAACACAGTAGTCGGGGCTGTTTTTGGCCGTTTTTAATTGGGTTGCTGCTGTGCACCATTTTGAAACAGCCCAAATAAATACCCAAAACCTATTTAATTAAGCTAGTTCTCACCTACCTAGTTGACGTTACACTTCGCGCGCCGACACTACATCTAGTGGTTGGTAACGCGTTACCAAGTTGGTTGGGCCACGCCGCCGGGCGTGATAGTAGGGGGGGTCGCGCCGCCGCTGACGGTGCGTTGGATGCTGCTGGGCTGTGCTGCTGGGTCGATTGCTACTATCACGCGGCGGCGGCGGCGCGCGGATTTGGTAACGCGTTACCATTTGAAAAGGATGTTTCTCAGGACTATGCACAGAGGATAATTCGTGCTAGAATGTTGGCACTAGGCAATCACGCCTAGACGGAGGATTACCAGATGAAACAGAAATCGAAAGTCAGTGTTTCCGCAGTGGCAGTGCAGGGTGCGTATTCCATCCAAAAGGGGCGCCCCTTGGATCAGCAGGATGGCTTTCGGCAGCCGCTGCTTTCGGCTTGCGAGGGCTTTTCGAGTGCATTCGAGAAAGCGCGGATTGCATGCGAATTCGCCGCGCGTTTCGTGCGCGAAGATTCGGGCTTGCGCAAGCTCACGCTGGTGGATCAACGTGACGTGATCCGCAAGTCGGCGGAGAAAGTTCTGACAGGTGTTGTCGCCGCTGAGAGCATACGGAATTACGTCGGCATGCTGCGCGATCTGAAATTGGTTGCGCCGCGCAAGGCCTTGCCAGCGACTGCACGTGCTGCGCGTGCGGCCATTGATGATCTGAGTGCAGCGGAACGCAAGCTTATCGGGCGCGTCGTGAAAAAGCGCGGTGCGGTTACGCCGACTGCGGCCACGGAAGAGAAAAAAGCCGATGCGAAAAAAGAGACGGTGCCGACCGTGACTCGCTACGGTATGAACGATTTCACTGCGTACCTTGATGGCAGTTTGAAGACTGAGGCAGGGCGCGCTACGCTTCGCGGGATTTTTTCCGAGCGCGGGATCACGCTGAACGGAAACGGGTTTGGTGTCGCGATAGCGAAACGTGTTGACGCAGTCATCGCGCCGACAAATGCGGCGCCATTTCCGCCATTGTCGGAAGCGGAAACGGAAATCCGCAAGGCGGAAACGGCCGTGCAGATTGCCGAGCGCGCGAAGCGCGAAGCGAAAAGCGCGAAGCAAAAAAAGAAAGCCGCAAGTGATCTGCGCATTGCCAAGCTGCACAAGAAAAGCGCCGTGCGCATGAAACGCGGTGACAAGAAAATCCCGGCGACGACACTGCGCAGTGTGCGCGAGATGCAAAGCTAATCGCGCCGACTCACTCATCCAAGCCGCGCTGATCAGCGCGGCTTTTTTTCGTGCGCGCCGCGTGATAGTAGACGAGGCGACGGGGGTACGTGGACACCGGGTGGGGTGCGTGCATGATAGTCGATAGCAGCCCCGTAAATTTTCTGCCGGTTTGACAGAACACTTCCTCGCGGAGTATAAGCCTGCCTCATGAACCCACCGACACCCGACAACTGGCGTAACCGTAACGGCACCTTTTGTTGCCGTACCTGCATGTTCTTTGTGGAGAAAAGGGGCGCGCTCGGACGATGCCGCAGGAACGCACCGACCCTGAACGGCTGGCCGGTCATGTACGTCGATGACTGGTGCGGGGACCACAAGATCGACGCCGACCGCCTGACCCCGACACGCCCCTGATGTTCAACGCCACCTCGCTGCTGTTTCGCACCCGGTCTTCCAAGCAGATCAGCAACTACTACCGCAGCGAAGGGTTCCGCCTGCTGGTGGCCCACCTGCCCCCTGACGAGATCATGCACGCCACGCGGGGCAAGGGCGGGTATACACTGTTGAACGACGTGTTCTTTCTGGACTTCCTGCGCTGGTGCGGTAATTCCGAGGTGTATTTTCGGGCCTGTGAAAAATTTACGTCCATCGATGACCAACCGACCTGACTCCGTCACCCTGCCGCAGATCGACATCCAGTCCCTCGCCTTCGATCTGGCGCAAAATTACCTCGGGGAAAAACGCCCCCTGCCCGACATCCTCGCGCGCCACGCGCTCACGCTCGCGCAGTTCCAGCAGCTTCAGGCATCGCCCTCGTTCAACCAAGCCCTGCGTGCCTACGGCAAGGAACTGAAAACTTCCGGGGCTTCTTTTCGCCTCAAGGCGCGCGTGCAGGCCGAGGAGTTGCTGAAAACCAACTGGCGCATCATCCACGACGTGGCCACGCCCCCGGCCACGGCGATCAAGGCCATCGAGAATACGGTGCGTTGGGCCGACCTTGAGCCGAAAAAAGACGTGGACCCGAACACCCGTCCGAGCATCACGGTGAACATCGACTTGGGCACGAGTCAGGAAAAAGTCGTGATCGACGCGGCCCATGCAACTGCACTACAAAGCCCCTAGTATCGTCGGCGAATTCCTGCGCTCCAACGCGGAAACCCGCGTCATCATGGGGCCGCAGGGGTCGGGCAAATCCTCGGGGTCGTGCATCGAGACTTTCCGCCGCTCCGTGGCCGAGGCACCGGACGCCGAGGGCATTCGGCGAAGCAAATGGGTGGTGGTGCGAAACACCATGCCCATGCTGCGCGACACGACGATACCGACTTTCCTCGACTGGTTCCCGCACGGCACGTTGGGCGTGTGGCGGCAGACCGACAAGGAGTACCACTTCAAATTCAACGATGTCGAGTCCGTGGTGCTGTTTCGCGCGCTGGATGACCGGGACGACGTGGCCAAGCTGCTTTCGGCGGAATACACCGGGTGCTATTTCAACGAGTTCCGCGAGATCGACCCGGTGATCTACGAGGCGATGACCAAGCGCATCGGGCGATACCCGAGCCTGAAAAACGGCCCCGGCCCCTCGTGGTGGGGGATTTGGGCCGATACAAACCCGCCCCAAGTCGGCTCGTGGCTGCACAAGATGATGGAAAAGGAAATCGAGAATACGTGGGACGTATTCAAGCAGCCCAGTGGGCGAAGCCCGCTCGCGGAAAATATCGCGCACCTGCGAAAAGGCTACTACGACGTGGCGGGGCTGTCGCCCGAGTACGTGCGGGTGATGATCGACGGCGAGTACGGGCACGACATGTCGGGCCTGCCGGTGTTCAACAACCTGTTCAACAAACTGTTCCACGTGGCCCCGCTGCCGATCCGACCCTTCCGGGTCGACGGCGGGGTTCTGTGGGTGGGACTCGACGCGGGACTCACCCCTGCCGCCGTCATCGGGCAGCAGGACCATCGCAGCCGCCTGCAAGTCGTCGGGCACTGCTACGTGCCCAAGGGCCAGACGATGGGCATGGATCGGTTTCTCTTGGAGAAACTGATGCCGTACCTGCGCACGCAGTTCCCCGGCTTTTCCTACCGGGGCGTGATCGACCCGGCGGCTGCGCAGCGGGGACAGGCCAACGAGGCAGCCCCCATCGACTCGGTGAAACGCTTCTTTCCATGCTTTCCGTGCAACACCAACAAAATTGACCGCCGCATCAACGCCACAGAAATCTGGCTGACCCGCCAGATCGATGGCGCGGCCGCGCTGTCGGTGGACCCGAGCCTGTCATTCCTTATCGACGGACTTGCATGGGGCTATCGTTACGAGCGCAGAAAAAGCGGTGAGGACAAGGAAAGCGTCGAGAAGAATACTTACTCGCACTCCTGCGAAGCCCTCGGCTATCTGTGCGTGCACCTGCTCGGCGCCAGCGGGGCGGAACTGCTGGCGCGGCGGCGCGAAGTACGTGTTGCATCGGCGCGCGGCTGGACCTAAACTGGGTTCTGCGGTGTCCCCCGCCGCCCCCGCTGGCGCAAACCAACCGGTTCCTCCCTTCCGGTTGCCAGCAGGGTTCGCCCCGCGCCACTTGCGCGGGGCTTCTTTTTCCCCTACGCTGTAAGTAGCCACTCACTTTCAGGCACAGCGAAGCATGGTCCTCAAAGTTGTCTCCAACGAGCAACTGGTTGCGCAGGAAGCTGCCGAGATTTCCGCTGTTGAAGCGCAACAGGCGCAACCGGTCATCGTCGGACTAGCCGCCTACGTGCGGCAATGTTTCGAGGCGGCGAAGACCGCGCGTCAACCCCACGAGAACGACATGCTCTCGGCGCTTCGCGCGCGCAACGGCGAGTACGACCCGGCCATTCTCGCGGAGATCAGAAAGCAGGGCGGGTCGGACGTGTACATGCGCATCACCTCCGCGAAAATGCGCTCAGCCCATAGCTGGCTGAAAGACATCTATCTCAGCATCGACCGGCCATGGACGGCGGACCCCACGCCGATACCTTCCTTGCAGCAGGAAATCGAGCCGGTGGTGATGCAACAACTGGACTACTTCGCACGCATGGCGGTGTCGCAGGGCATCGTGCCCACGGAGCAGGAACTGCGGCAGATGTACGAGGAGATGTTATCGAAAGCCAAAGGCGAGGTGAACGAAGAAGCCAAGGAACAGGCCGAAGCCGCTACCGCCAAGATCGACGACGTGCTGGTGGAAGGCGGGTTTTACAAGGCCCTCGGGGAAGGGCTGGCCGACATCACGACCTTCAAGGTCGTGTGTATCAAGGGGCCGGTCATCGAGATGAGAAAGCAGTTGAAGTGGGAGTCACAGGTTGACCCCGCAACCGGACAACCGGGCAAGCGCATGCCAACCGTCGTGCGCGAGCCGATGTATACGTTCCACCGGGTTTCCCCACTGTCGCTGTACCCCGCACCCAACGCGACTTCCACAACCGACGGCTACCTCATCGAGCGACACAAGCTGTACCGCCCCGACCTGATCGACAAAATCGGTGCACCGGGGTTCGACAGCGCCGCGATTCAGCGGGTCCTTGAAGAATACGGGCCGGGGGGTCGCATGACGACCCTCAGTGTCGACTCGGCGGAAGCCTCGGCACTGGGCAACAACCAGTTCACTACGTCACAGTCCGTGGCACCGACCATCGAGACGCTTGAATTCTGGGGGTCGGTGCAAGGACAGATGCTGATCGACTGGGGGATGGACCCCACGAGCATCGTGCCTTACCTCGATTACTCGGCAAACGTGTGGGTGGCGGGGAACTACGTCATCAAGGCCGTTCTCAACCATGACCCGCTTGGCCGCACGCCGTACCGCATTTCGTCCTACACCAAGATGCCCGGTTCGCTGTGGGGCGAAGGGTTGTACGAGCAACTCAAGGATGTGCAGCAGGTGTGCAACGCGGCGATTCGCGCTCTGGTGAACAACGCCGCCATTGCCTCGGGACCGCAGGCCGTGGTGCGGGTCAATCGACTACCGCCGGGAGAGGAGATCACCAACCTCTACCCGTGGAAAATCTGGCAGACCACGGACGAGTTGTCGGGGGCCACCAGCGGCGACCCGGTCACTTTCTTCCAGCCCACCATGAATGCCGACGCGCTATTGGGCGTCTACGACAAGTTTTCGGTGTTGGCTGACGAGTACAGCAACCTGCCGCGCTACATGATGGGGGACCAGCACGTGGGCGGGGCTGGACGCACCGCTTCGGGTTTGTCCATGTTGATGAACGCTGCGAACAAGGGCATCAAGAACGTGGCGCAAAACATCGACACTGACATCGTGGTGCCGCTGATCGAGCATCTGTACTACTTCCTGATGATCTATGACGATGACGAATCGATCAAGGGCGACATCAATATCCGTGCACGTGGGGCATCCGGCCTCATGCTGAAGGAACTGCTGACGCAGCGCCGCCTTGAATTCCTGCAACTTACGACCAACCCAATCGACTTGCAGATCGTCAAACCCGAAGGCCGTGCGGCTATTTTGCGCGAAATCGCCAAGGGACTCGAAATGAATACCAACGACATCGTACCCTCCGATGACGAGATTCAGCGGCAGATGCAATTGCAACAGCAACAACAACAGCAACAACAGCAGCAGGCCGAGGATGAGGAATACAACGTCGACTACGATGAAGGCGGGAAAATGCGCGGCGTGTCCGTGCGGCAGAAAAAACCCGCCGCTGCCCAGTCGCAGGGGCAGCAGATGCGAAGCATGACCACGCCACCCAAACTGAATTGAGGACCGTATGGCTGAACTCAAAGCATCAAAGACAACGACGGGCATCGTGTCTCCGACACCTGCGCGATACCACGGGTACATAGTAACGACAACCCTTTCGGCAGCGGCCATCACGCTGTACGACAATGCCAGCGCGGCATCGGGCACCGTGATCGACGTGATTCCGGCAAGCACTGCCGCAGGTGCGACCAAGAATCTCGCATCGACGGTGCGCTGCGTGAACGGTATCTACGCCAGTTTCGCCGGTACCGGCACGGTACTTTTCCTGTACGACTGAGCCATGGCGATCCAAGGCGGCACGACCTATTCGGCGCGCAAGGAGTTTCTCTACGGCACACACCAGCCGGGGGATGACTACCGCATCGCGCTCTACACGAGTCAAGCCATGCTTGGCCCGAACACCTCGCACTACACGGCAACGGGGGAAGTCTCGGGCGCAGGGTACACCGCAGGCGGAAAAAGCCTTCTCGGGTACCAATGCGGGATACAGAACCATGTGGCGTTCCTCGATTGGGATAACCCGACATGGCCCGGTGCCACCATCAAGGCACGTGGCGCGTTGATCTACAACGCCACGAAAGAAGGACGCGCCCTCGTCGTCATCGACTTTGGCGCGGAGGTTGCGTCGACCAACGGCCCCTTTGTGGTGGACTTGCCGCCACCGGGGGCTACCGCAATTCTACGTATCGACTAGGGAAAACATGACAACTGCAAAAGCAGGCATGCATGGGCAGCAACCATCGGTGCTGATCAGCCCCGCGAAAAAGTGTGTGCTGACGGGTTTGGAGACACGCACCAACCCGGAAAAGAAGAAGTACGAGCAACTCTGGTCGGGTACGGATTACCGGCGGTATTCCCCCGGCGAACGGGTTGCGGTCGATTTTCTCAAGCAGGCACGCCCCAAGGAAGGCGCGGAAGTCATCGATTTCGGCTGCGGATCGGGGCGCGGCGGTCTCGCTTTGTGCGTGTTCGGCGGAGCGAAGGTCTGTTTCGTGGATTTCGCGCCGAACTGTCTCGACCCTGAAATCCAGCAAGCCTTGAAAACGCAGAGCCACATGTTGCGGTTTGTCGAAGCCGATCTCGAAAAGCGCATTCCCGTGCAGGCCGAGTACGGGTTTTGCGCCGATGTGATGGAGCATATTCCCGAGGATAAGGTCGATCAGGTTCTCGACAACATTCTCACTGCCGCGCGGCACGTGTTTTTCCAGATCAGCACGTTACCCGATCACTTCGGTTCGACCATTGGGGAGCAGCTTCACCTGACGGTAAAACCATTCGAATGGTGGTTGGCGAAGTTGCGCGGAAAGGACGTAGTGTTTCACTGGTCGGAAAACCAAGGAGGTGCAGCACTTTTCTACGTTACGGCGTGGACCGATGCCAGTGAACTTGTGAAACGGGGACGCGTCAACACTACGGGGGAGGCCGTGAAAACTCATATTCTGTCGGCCCTGCAACGGAAACTCCTCGTGGCGCAGCCCCACCAACGGCAGGATACCGAAGTCATGCTGCTTGGCGGAGGGCCGTCCCTTGCAAATTACTGGGACGATATCAAGCACAAGCGCGATACCGGCATGCCATTGATCACGACCAATGGCACCTATAACGAAGCCCTCAAACGCGGCATCATTCCTTCGGCGCAGGTTATCGTGGATGCACGGGCGTTTAACTCCCGCTTTGTCGTGCCGCACGTCGATACCTGCAAGTATTTTTTGTCCAGTCAGTGCGCCCCGAGCGTGTTCGATGCGGCCCCTGCCGGGCACACGATTTTGTGGCATTCAGTTGTCAACGAAGAACTGGCGAATTTCATCGATGAACATGCCGGGGCGGGAACTTGGTTCCCGGTTCCCGGCGGGTCAACGGTGATGTTGCGCGCTTTTACCCTGTTTCGCATGTTGGGGTACTGGCGGTTTCACGTGTACGGATTCGACTCCTGCTTGGAGCAAGGCAAGCACCACGCTTACGATCAGGCCGAAAACGACTACGAAAAAGTGATTTCTGTGTCGGTTGGCGGGAGAGTTTTCCAGTGCCACGTTTGGATGGCATCCCAAGCACAGGAATTCATCGATCAGGTGAGAATGATGGGCGACGAAGTAAAGATGATTGTTTACGGCGATGGCCTCATTTCTCACATTCTCAAAACCGGAGCCGACCTGTTCGACTTTGACGAACAGGCCACGCTCGTTTAAAAAAGGAAAGTGTCATGGCTGCAACTGCTTGGACCATCTACGACAAGGCAAAGAAAAAGATCGGTAACGGCACCATCGTACTGGGTGCCGGGGTGCTGAAGGTTCATTTGCATACCTCAGCGTCGAATGCTTCGACTTCCACGGTTTCCCTGCATTCGTCAGTCAGCAACGAAGTCACGCAGGGCAACGGCTACCTGAGCGCAGGCAAATCGCTGCTCACCCTTCAGTGGACTGTCGGTACTTCGGCGGCGCAGTACAAGCTGGATGCCGCCGATCCGCTGTGGACGGCGACGGGCGGTAATATCGCCAACATCAAATTTGCGGTGTTGCGCACATCAATCAACGCTTCGACAGGCCACGTGCTGTGCTGGTCACGCCTCACGACCAACCAGTTTACGCTGTCGTCGGGGAACACGTTGACGATCCAGATGCACGCTGACGGCGTATTCACGCTGGTTTGATCTTTGCCGTGTGTTCGATACGCCCCCCGAGGTCAGGGGGGCGTGTTTTCGAGGGGAAACATGGGTGCTGCGTTTCCAGCAATTCATTTTCTCAATTCTGCCCGTGACGCCTGTCTACGCGGAGAGATGGATATTGGTGAAGCCCTTCTGACTTCGCCGTTGATGCATGGCGACCCACGCGCCATGTTCAACATGGGTTGGCATCACTGCCGCCACGGGCGGCTGTTTCGTGGCATCGAATCGTTGTCCGTAGGGCGTTGGGGAAACGTATTCGGTTCTCCTCCGCTACAGTCGGGCAAACCGATCTGGCACGGCGAGCCGCTGAAAGGGAAGATTCTTCTTTTTCGCGGCGAGGGTGGGTTCGGCGATCAGTTTGCCAATTTACGCTTCGCTCAGGATTTCAAGCGCCGGGGCGCAAAGGTTATTGTGTCCTGCGAAGCTTCCATGCTTGGTCTCCTGCGTACTCTGCCTTACGTCGACACCTTGGTGACAAATAATTGCGCGCAAGGCGTCGATCACGACTACTGGGTACCCGCAATGAGTGCTCCGGTAGTACTTGGCTACGAATACGAAAACATAAGTGGCAGGCCGTACATCCCGAAACCGAAATCCGCAGGGCTGCCGGGCCAGTCGAAAATCGGGCTGCGCTGGTACGGTAACCCCCGGTTCGAGGATCATCAGCACAGGCGCTTCCCGCCTGAATTGATGCTGGATCTCGCTTCGATACCCGGCAAGACCTACTACTCACTGCAACGCGATGAGGGATGGATGCCGAATCTGCAAGGAATCACCGACCTCGCCCCATTCATGAATTCGTGGTTATCCACCGCGCAGATCATCGCGGATATGGACTTGGTGATTACGTCCTGCACATCGATTGCGCACCTATCGGCGGCGATGGGTATACCGACATGGGTCGTGGTGCCGATACTGCCCTATTACACATGGGCGCTGCCGGGAGATCGTTCACCGTGGTACGACTCGGTGCGTCTCTTTCGGCAGGAACGGTATGGTGACTGGGAAGCGCCGTTCGATGCGATCAGGAAGAAACTGACAACGGTCAGTTCTGTCACCAGCAACAAGAGACTTGCCGCATGATCACGCAACGTAGCGTACTCAATGTCGGTAGCGGGGCATGCCGTATCGCGCTTCCTGCGGTGTATGCCGCGTGGCGGAAGGTGTTTCTCGATATTAATCCGGTTACTAAGCCTGATGTTCTATGCGATGCTCGTCAAATGGTTTCACTCCCTGCCGGAACGTACGACTCTGTTTATAGCTCACACTTGCTTGAACATTTTTATGCACACGAGGTGCCGAATGTTCTTTCCGGGTTCAGGCATGTGTTGAAGTCGGACGGTTTTGTTTTTCTACTGGTGCCGGATATCGGTGGACTGATGCAAGAGATCGTAGAGAAACGTCTCGGCTTGCTGGACACGCTTTATACGAGTGAGGTAGGTCCGATCAATGCCCGAGATGTTCTCTACGGGCATGCAGGGCGTATTGCACAGGATGATGGGGATTGGCAGGCGCACAAGACCGGGTTTACTCAGGAACTTCTTGGGCGCTTGGTGCGAGATGTGTTTCCCAACGTGTATGTACGGGTGGAAAATCGAGAAATACAAGTCATAGCTTCCATGGTTGCGGAGGTGCGTCTTGCAGCGTAGCGTGCCTGTCACCGTCAAGGAAGTGCCACGCACGGATCTACTCGTCGTGGTACAGGCGCATTCGCTCGGAAACAACCAGCCGGGAGAACGGTACGGTTGCGCGAACAAGGCTGAAGTGACTCGACGTTGCGTGCAGTCCCTCGTTACTTCAGTGTCCCGAGCGACGCGCGTGTTACCCGGACTGGATATTCGAGTCAAGGTGTTTGATGACCATTCGGATGCGGAGACGCTCACTGCTTTGCGTCGTATGGCTGACGTTGAGTCGCTGACAACGCATGGCCTCATGCCTTCGATCCAGAGGTGCTACGAGTACGGCCGGGAGAAAGGCCGACAGTTGGTTTACTTTGCGCAGGACGACTACCTGTACTGCCCGACCGCGATTGAGGAGATGGTGGAGCAATTCTGGCTTGCCTCGGGTAATGTCGGTAGATGGTGTGCGATCTATCCATTCGACGACCCTTACCGCTACGAGGCGCACAACGTCGTGCCGGTCGAGATCGTTCTTGGAAAGCACCGGCACTGGCGACGGAATTACAAGACGGCTTCCTGTTTCATGGTACATCGAGCCACGCTCGGCGAAAACTGGGACCTGTTCGATGCGATGGCGCACGCCCCACTGGGCGCGTCGATGGAAGATGACACGATCAACCGCCTGTTCAGCGAGCGTGGTGTGGTGCTGATGACGCCGATCCCCTCACTGGCCTTGCACTTTCAATTCGATACGGAGAAGGACCCGTACATCGACTGGAAAGTGTGGTGGGAGGCCGCCCGTGTATAATTCTTTGCAGGCGTGGGGCGCCGCTTCCAACGGCCGTCTGGGCAACGGCACCACCACCCCAGACATCTCCAGTCCCGTCCAGGTGGGTGCCCTCACCGACTGGGCGCAGGTCTCGGGTGGGTGGAATCACTCCCTCGCTGTCAAGATCACCGGCACCCTGTGGGCGTGGGGTCTCGCCGCCAACGGCCGGCTCGGCAACGGCACCACTACTCCTAACCTTTCCAGCCCTGTTCAGATCGGCGCCCTCACTGATTGGGCGCAGGTCTCGGGTGGAAGTGCTCACTCCCTCGCCGTCAAGACCAACGGCACCCTGTGGGCGTGGGGCGCCGCCGCCAACGGCCAGCTCGGTGACGGCACCACCGTTGACAAATCTTCCCCAGTTCAAGTGGGTGCCCTCACCGACTGGGCGCAGGTCTCAGGTGGGGTATTCCATTCCCTCGCCGTCAAGACCAACGGTACCCTGTGGGCGTGGGGTTTCGCTTCCAGTGGTCAGCTCGGCGACGGCACTACCGTAAACAAATCTTCTCCCGTCCAAGTGGGCGCCCTCACTGACTGGGCGCAGGTCTCGGGTGGGGGCGCTCACTCCCTCGCCGTCAAGACCAACGGCACCCTGTGGGCGTGGGGTCTCGCTTCCAGTGGTCAGCTTGGCGACGGCACCACCGTAAACAAATCTTCC